TCGTCCAGCAACTGGAGAGAGTTCGACGGTGGCATCATTGCCCATGCCGGAGGCGCCGGAGGTTTCGGCTGAGGATAGCACAGGGCATTTTCCTTTGACGAGCACCCTGCCACCATTATCAAGCTTGCGCCGAAGAGCATCATTTTCAGCTTTCGCATCGGCTAATTCCCTCGAGTATCTGGCATCAAGTGCAGCAACATCACGCTGGCGCTGCTGCATATCAGTAATGGTTGCATTTGCCAGCTCCAGCTCACTGACTTTTTTATCGCGCTGCTCTTTGTAGGTTATGGCGTTATCACGGTAATGATTCAGCCCCAGACTAAGCGCACCACAGGCTACCAGCAGGACAATAATCACCACACACAGAACACGGTTCATCTCTCTTTCACCCCACCAGTCCCGATAACGTCAGGACTCGCCAGGCGGTGGAAAAGAAAATGGCAACCAGCATGACTAAAAATGAAATGCCGACGATTACACAGAGGATCTTCGCCAGCGTTATGAGTTTATCCGATATCATTAGCCACCACTCCATCAATCCGCCTTTGTTATTTTCCCTTTGTCTGTATCAGCCAGGACAAAATCAATCAGCAGATTCGCTTCGTTTATCAATGTGCGGATTTTTGATACATGCGCGGATTTAACCTGTTTCCACTCATTCAGCCCGGTAGCAAACACACTGGCAATGTTTTTATCCCGTTTCATGTCAGCGCAAGCCTGATTGAGTTCTTCCATCACACTCATTCGACGGGGATTAACGACAAAACCCTTCGTCCAGTATTCATAGAGAACATCGTCACACTCTTCCTGATACTGGATTACCTTGCCGCGGATTTCGGGTTTTACTTTGTTGGGATTGATGGTTTGTAACCAGCCTGCAAGTTTTCGAAGCGGCAGGGACACCATATTGCGTCGTTTCCCATCCTCAGCAACCATAACGATTTCCGTTATAGTTGACGCAAAACGCTGTCTTAACTTAGCCAACTGTGATTGCCAGGCCAGCCCCATCCCCGCAACGACAGGTTTCATGGGAACGTATGGTTCGCCGTTATGGTTAACCACATAAAGAGAATCGCCGTGAAACGGCACGGTCATCATATTCATCGGTTATTTCCTTTTAGTGATGAACCCTGCGCACAGGAATAACCAGCCCAAAGAGGGTTAACCAGACCACTGCCGGTTATCCACCAGGGCTCATCCTGAAAGGTTCTTTGGTTTATTTACGCTTGTGCGAAGCGCAGAAATGACAAAGGCACCATTACGGTGCCTCTTCATGAAACAATCTTGTTGACTTTATTCACTTACATTTTGCCAGTTCGCAGGATTTCGTGTTATCTGCCCGCGTTGGCCAACGTCATTTTTCAGCAAAATATTCTGCTTACCTGTCGATACCCCAGCACGCCAGCGCACTCTCCTGGTCACGTCTTGATACCTGACCGTAACAGTTGTTTGAACGGATACGGCAGTCTCTGCCACCGTCCTTAATCCACCAGCGAATCGCCTCACACGCTCCCCTGCGATCGCCTGCATTAAGCCGCTTATAAAACGTCGACGGGAAACACTTACCGGGGCCAATGTTATAGGGGCAAAATGACGCGATACCTGCTTTTTGTGGCTCGGTCAGTGGAACTTTTATATTACGCTCCACCCATGCCAGCGCCTTATCCCGTTCGATAGCGTTAACCCGGTCGCATTTTTCCTTCGACAGCTTCATGCCAGGAATCACAGGCTTACCATCCACCATGATGGCGCCTCGGCAGATGGTCCAGATACCCGCACCATCACGGTATGCCGTGGTGTGGTTGCCTTCCTTTTCATCCAGAAACTGGTCGAGGATTTCAGGCGCAGAAGCACCTGCGGCAATCAGCGCCAGAACGGCAGCCGATAAACCATAGCGGAGTTTCCTGCTCATCAGCTTACTCTCCCCGTGCCGCCTTACGCCTGTCCTCTCTGATTTTGAAATACAGGTTCGTCAGGTACGTCAGCAGACCAAACAGCAGACTCCCCAGCACGCCTATTGCCGCCCACTGAGACGGGGAAACCCTGTCCAGCAACTGCAGGAACCAGTAGCCCGTTCCCACCGCTGACGTGGTGTATGACACACCTGTTGTGATTTTTTCCATCTGGTACATACCCCGTCTCCCGCAATCCGGAAGCTCACAACATGAAAAAGGCCAGCAGCTGTTTACTGATGGCCCTGACTCCCCGTTACAGCATCATGACCGATTCGGGTTGAGGTTCAGTCGCATCGGCGACCGGTGATTCAGGCTGAACTTCACCGCTCTCTGCGGTGGTATCTCCCGCTTCAGTCGGTGGCTCTGCCTGTACACCAAGCAGCTCATCCAGAATGGCATCAACCTCTGCATCAAGACGCGCTTCCAGGTTATGGCGAAGTTTTTGTTTCAGTGCGCTCAGGACTTCTTCAGAGCGCAGGACTTCCTTCACTGCCTCAGCAGTGACCAGGGATGTAATTTCTGACATGGGATTTTCTCGTCGAAAGGTGTGATTAAGAAAGTTGCCGCTAAATGAGCGGCTCTTCGGGTTTGCTTCCGGCTGACTGACTGGCGCTGATTTTCTCAGCGGACCTTTTGTCAATCTGTCTGCGCCAGACGTCACGCATGGCCCGGTATCCACCCGAAAGGAGATACAGCACACAGACCACCGTACAGAAGTACAGCATTAACTGGTTCAGAAATGTCATAATTTCTTTCCGTTATTGTTGACAATAAGAACTGTTTTCATTTAAAAAACCAGAGCACGAAAGTATCGTTCCTTTATTTTTTCTCCATAGGTATTACCACCGCCAGCGTCCATTCCTGTCGCTGGCGGTTTTTTTTATCATGCCGCAGTGTCTGTGCTGTTCACTTCCACCGCAATGCTGTCTATCAGTACCGGGTAAGTCGCACCTCTGGTAATGTCTGTCACATGCAGTTTATCCGCCGCAAAGGCACTGACCGGTGACTGCGTCAGCGTGAACGGTGTGCCATCCTGACCATCAATAACCGGCGTCACCTGAAGGCTGTTATTCCCGGCAAAGCGGAAAGCCAGCGTATGCCATTCGTTATCAAATGCGCCAAAGGTTCCCAGTTTCAGGTTGTTTGTCGCCACTTTCGCATTGTGGTACATCACATTCAGGTCTTTTGCATCTGTCTGGATGTAGAACGCTGCCAGCAGGTTATTCCCCCCGTCTCCGGTCAGGGCAACGCCCTGTGGCAGTGAAGATACCGGCCAGTAAAACGCCATAACATACTGGTTCGCAGCCAGCGCTCCCGAAACCTTAAAGCGGCAGCGAATCTGCCCCCCTTTCTGTAACAGAGCCGCACCGTTGCCCGCGGCGTACTCCAGCACCCAGCTGCTTTTACCGGCTTCCTTGGTCAGCTTCACTGCCTTACCTCCGGTTCCCTCCGCATCGCTGACCACTTCTGCCCTGCCGCCACTGGCTGACCATCCCTGTACTTTCAGGCTTCCCTCTGACTCGCTGGCAAGGTAAGAGAGCAGTGTTGTGACGCCTGTGGCTTCTGCACCGGAAGGCGATGACGGGCGCACCTCTGATACTGTCGATGATGCCCCCGCGTTTAGCGCCACTCTTCCCGCATGGCGCAAAATCGCCGTTGCCAGACGGTCGGAAATAATCCCGCGGCGAGCCCATGAACTGAAATGGCTCGCCCTGTCCTGTGACGTCCAGGTGGCTGAGCTGTCACGCCATTTCGAACCGTAATATCCGATACCCGGAATGTCCGGGTCTTCTTCCGGTTTGTTCGTCGGCACATTCACCCCGTTCTCATCGGTCATGAACGGTACGAAATGGATATTCTTTTCCGTTTTGTTTTTATAGCTGCCGTACACCGTCTGGTACGTGGATTCGTTCTTCTGCTTCCAGAAATACGTCGTATCTCCACATATCCAGGGAACACCGCCAGCAGAGCCACCGACGCACTGACCTGCCATATCCGCCAGGTCTGCACGGAATTTATCAACCAGCGCACCAAACTGTGCTGCGTGATTTACCGGCGTACCGCCAAAATCAAATTCCCCCTGCATCCACACCACGGCAAGCAGCACATTTTTCGGGTTCTTCTTCAGTGCTGCTTTTGTTCGACCGATAAGGTCCTTATACAGCGGCTTGTCCACACCCCAGCGGGTTGAATTCTCCGAGGCACCACTCGCGTCACTGTATGTGCCATCGGCTCCGGTGGTGAACGCTGAACCACCACGACAGCACGGAACCAGCAGAATGCCCGCATTCGCCGGTATAAACGGCAGCAGTTTTTTGGCGATATGCAGCCCCTGCCCCACGGTTCCGTACTGCCCCTTTGACAGGTCCGCTTTCGGATGGTTAAGGCGGCTCATGTCCTGCACATCATGCAGACAATGGTCCGCCGGAATGATGTCGTTATATTTGCATGCTGCACCGCCCGGTGTCACCGTACTGCGGCGCGCCAGCTGCTTAATACCCGGGTCTGGACGGTCATATGTCTCCGGCAGCGGAAGGCCTTCACCATATGCCATGCTGTTTGACTGCCCCGCCAGAACAACAACAAAGTAATACTCCGGGTCTCTGGTGGCGCTGATTACTGTGCCTTCTCCATCCGACGGCTTCACCACAACAGGTGTGCTCACATCACCTTCTGCGACAATCGCCTGAATAAGTGCTGCGCCATCATCCGTATACGAAGAAAACGGCCCGCCGTATGGCTGCCATCCTTCACGAATTTTTTGAGCAAGCGCATCCGCAAGGTCTGACGGCGACGCCGCCCTGACCACGTCATAGTGTTTAAATGCCATGAATCCTCCCGGCCGGGATAATGTTGTGAGTCAGATAAGGGGCGGGCTGAAGCCCGGAAGTTACAGGACAATGACAGAAGGAAGACTACAGCCCGCAATACGAAAAAGGCCGCGCAGTTGCGCAGCCTTATAAACCCTGGTTAAAATCCACACGATAAAAATGACAATGCAAGTATCTCATGCTGTTGCCCGAACCTACTCGGGCGTTTTTTGCATGTAAAAATGCTCCTGCGATGAGGAGCCTGGATATATGCCTAATCTCTGTATACAGCATGATGCCGGGTGCCTCCCGGTGAATTCTGCAATGACCAGACAGAATCCGCAACTTGCCTATACAATACGCAACCAAACATCTGTCATTATGCCCCGCCGCCCAGGGGGATTCATCATGCAGGATTTTTTTAACAAACGCTCAGCATGTCAGGCAACAGTCAACTACCTGAATTGTGAGGCATTTAACATTTCACTGTCCGGTGTCTTTCCTGTAATAAAAAGCCCGCAAAAGAGAGTCAGGGCAGATAAGTGTGGTGTGGCGCGTTGTACTGGATTCGAACCAGTGACCGATTGCTTAGAAGGCAATTGCTCTGTCCGGCTGAGCTAACAACGCATGATGCTGATAATGGACCGCCATCGGGGACTTGAACCCCGCACAGCCAGCTTCGAAGGCTGGCGCTCTGTCCCGATGAGCTAATGGCGGTATGTGATATGGTGGCCCTTGCTGGATTTGAACCAGCGACCTGGCGATTATGAGTCGCTCGCTCTCACCACTGAGCTAAAGGGCCGGGAGCAGAATAATAACGGTCCGTAATTAATTCCGCAATAAAAAACCCGCTCAATGGCGGGTTCTGGTAAAGTTCATGCGTTTGGTTCGCCTCGCGATACAGCTTTGCGAAGCTTACCGGAATTGAAGCAGTTTTTACGTCAAAAAGCAATAACTTTTTTCTCTATACCAAAAGCCATAACCATTGGTTTGTACAAAATAAATTCTGCCACCTTTAGCCAATGCTCAATGCGTCTTTCACAGGTTCTTAAACTCCATTCCGGATGTGCATCATTCAGCAGTTCAGCCATTTTGCGCTTAGTCATCCCCCGCCCCACATAACGCTGACTCAGAACATTGAGCAGCCCGGGATAACCTGCCAGTACTTCACCAATAACCCTGTCGATTATTAACGCCTCTGAATCGGTACAATGCACCAGCCAGCTTTTTTGCTTGCCGTTGATCATATCCCGCAAAAAAGCCTCAAGTTTAGGTTTGTCCAGACCTGCTTTTTTCATCCTCCGGAGCGCCTCGTTAATTGCCGTTTTTGTCAGCTTTTTAGAGGTCAGCAACTGGTTGAACATATTTCCCGTCTTACCGCCGCCAATATACGACCAGCGCCCCCACATACGTAGTTTCCCCTGAATCCAGACACTTTCCAGCGTGGTGAGACGAAGGTGCTCTCCGCTTTTTCCTGTGTTCGTTGGGTAAATCATAAATAACCGTCCTTTCTCCAGATCTCTTGTGTGCGAAAAACACCTTCTGCATGCATCAGGCGCAATTCTTCTTTGGTGTAATCGCTGGTTTTTACTCTCCCGTCGATTAAATCGTGGCATGAGTTACAGGCAATCGCCGCCTGCATATCGTGTGGTTTTGTCGCTGTTCCGCACGTCCCCGCCAGCCTGTAATGCGCCAGCACAGAAGTTTCGGGATTGTGATTGCAGTAGCCAGGAATTCTGACTGTGCACATCTGCCCCCGCGCCGCTTTACGTAAATCCACCATTACGCAAACTCCAGTAACTGCGCGGCCACATTTTCGACTTCCTCCGGAGAGGAAAATTTACGGAACAGGATCCAGTTCCACAGCACATTCAGTACAGATTTATAAACCTGCTGAAACTCGGTTTCGTCCATGTTCGCAAATGCGATAGATTTTGCCCTGCGCCCACGACTACCGTCCGGATAAAAATGTTCGGTGTAAAATCCGGCCTGAATGGTTACCCATTCGCGAAAAGCGTCAAAGGACTTGAGTAAGGCCGTATCCCGGGTTCTGCAAGTCGTAACGGTGTTAAGGTATTGCTCTGCGGCATCACTCAGGGCTGGCGTATGTTCCCGACCTACTGATTCGCACAGGAAATCAACGAAACCGGACACCAGTTCTCGTTCGCGAGGCGTGATCGCCCCACCGTTCGGAGTCCAGTAATCGAATCCCAGTTGCAGGAGTTTGAAAAAACGCTTGTGGAATGCGTAGTTACGCACACGCTTAAAGTCTGCGTGTATCCACTCACCTATTTTGATTTGATGCAAAAAATCGCAACTCTCCGGCGTCGCCGGGAGAAGTAATCCGGAAGAGGTTTGTTTGACCAGTTGTATATGCGCCATCGTAGTTCTCCGCTGGCGCAGTAGAATGGGTGTTCAGCCCATTATGTAGTATACCAGAATTAATGCCAATACTAACAGGATGCTCTGACTCGCAATTCATCCAGCAGTTTATCATTTCCCATAATGTCACTTACCCTCATCGGTAAAAAAATTGCCTTTCGACCATTACGATACATCATTGATTTTGGGGTTTCAGGGAAGTAATCCATTTCGACTATAACTGACAGGTCATCACGACGTATGACTGCGTATTTGCAACTAAATAGTTTCTTTATTTTTTCCACGATGCCTCCGAGTTTATAAGTACAAACGGTTATATCCACATAGAGACAAAAATATTAATCTGAAAAATATTTATTTCACGCCGTATATTTGATTATTTAATGTGCAGGTACAATGACTTTTATTTTTTTGTTGTGTATATAATCAAATATATGGTTATTTTTCACCCTGCGCATTCAGCGCGCAACAAAAAACCCGCCGAAGCGGGTTTAGTGCGGGTGCGTTAAGGATGCCTGACACATGAGAGGTGGCGAGGGATTTCTCCCCCGCCTGGTCTCTTACTCCTCAGGTTCGTAAGCTGT